GAAAGAAAGTTATACCTAGTATCAACCAAGCATTTACCGATAACAACTACGACTACAACAAGGTGGACAAAGATGGTGGCTTCGATTATCTCATTGCTTTTAACGGCAATATCTTTCGCATTGCTTGTGATCTCTCTTTTTTCCAAGCAAATCACGGAGCGTATGGCATTGGTAGTGGGGGTCAGCTTGCTCTTGGCTACCTGTATTCAATTTGCAAACCTGATATGGAGTTAGCCTACGCAAAGAGACACGCCCGTAAAGCCGTAGAGATTGCGTCGGTCCTTGACGCTAATACTGGTAAGCCCATACAGTTAGTGGTACAGGAGAGGGTGTAACTATGGAGTTTAATACATACGATTATGTAGAACCAGTGTTCAAAGATGTAATAGCAACAGGTGAATACGCTGCACACTATTGGTTTGAGCAAGGATGGAAAGCGTGTAGACTTGCGTTCCTTTTACACGATAAGGCTAACAATGACTGACCCAAAAGAATTACTACTTACTGCACTACGTGCAGGTGATGCTAAGCGTTCACGTTCTACGCAGGTACAGATTGGTCCATCAGAGGTAGGTGGCTGTCGCCGTAAGGTGTGGTACCGACTCAACGATCAACCTGAAACTAATGACAACGAACTAAAGCTCGCTGCGATAATGGGTACTGCTATCCACGCAGAGATTGAACGAGCACTAGCAGATAATCCAGATGTGCTGATTGAAACCGAAGTTGAATACAACGGAATGAAAGCACACATTGACTGTTTCGTACCTGGTACTGGTGATGTGATTGACTGGAAGACAAGCAAGGTACGGAACCTTGGTTACTTTCCAAGCAATCAGCAACGGTGGCAGGTACAGCTATACGGCTACCTCCTAGCTAAGAACGGCTATGCGGTCAACCGAGTGTCACTGGTAGCAATTGCCAGGGACGGGGACGAAAGAGATGTCAAGGTTCACACCGAAGACTACGATGAGTCCATTGCACTAGAAGCACTCGGTTGGCTAGCGGCTGTTAAAGAAGCAAAGGAAGCGCCAGCACCAGAGAAAGATGCAACCTACTGTCAGCACTACTGCAAGTTCTACGACTCATCAGGTGAGATGGGATGCGTTGGTCTAAAAAAAGAACGTACACCAGTCAGTGATGTAATCATTGTTGATGAAGATATTGACAAGAATGCACTGTTGTACTTACAGTTAGCAGGAAAGATTAAAGAGTTAGAAACACAACAAGATTCTTTGAAGGCATCCTTTGAAGGAGTAATGGGTACTACTAATTCTGGTATCGAACTCAGTTGGACAACTGTTAAAGGGCGCGAGTCAGTTGACAGTGACGAGGTAGAAAAACTATTAGGGTTCGTCCCTAAGAAGGTAGGAGCTGAGAGTCAGCGACTATCCGTAAAGCAAAGTGGAGGAAAGTAAATGGCTACAGAAGGAACAAAGTTTCAAATCAATTACAAGTTAAATGATGGAACACTTATCAACTTGTACGCAGCAACAGTTACAGAACTAGAGTCAGGTCTTGCAGATCTTGCGATGAACGCAATGAACATCAGAGCAACAGGACTAGAACTATCTGGTGGTCAAGCAGCACCAGCACCAACAGTTGCAGCAGTAGCACAGGCATTTAATGCCACACCAGTGCAGGCAGCACCTGCACCAGCAGGTAGCGGTAATAGTTGCCGTCACGGTGTAATGACACTACGTTCAGGCGTAGGACAAAAGGGTCCGTGGTCAGGTTATATGTGTTCAGCACCTAAGGGTGCACCAGATAAGTGCGATACCATCTGGGTTCGATAACTAATGCGGGAGCCAAGTCAATACGAAGCTCCTAGTTGTGCAACAATCGGTGGTGACTTCTGGTTCCCCGATAATGAATCTGGTATTCCTGGTGCATCTACAGTTGATGCTAACTTTGCAAAGAACATCTGCAATAGATGTCCTCACCGTAGAGAGTGTGCCGAATGGGGTATTAAGAACGAGGCTCACGGTATTTGGGGCGGTCTGACGATTAGAGATCGTCAACGTGTCAGACGTGAGCGAGGAATCAAAATCTATCAGGAGGACGACGTTGCTTAATCTTTCCCGCGCTTGGAGTGGAGTGCTTACCAAAGCAACACCACTACCTGATGTGTGGAATGGGTTAGCAGTAGAGGGTATTAAGTTTCGCAGAGGCCAGGTATGTATGGTAGCTGCTGCACCTAATGCTGGTAAGTCTATGTTCGCTCTGATCTATGCAATCAAGGCCAAGGTTCCTACACTTTTCTTCTCCGCAGATACTGATACTGCTACTGTAATGATGAGGTCTGTATCGCATCTATCTGGTCACTCACAAGTGACAGTAGAGGCAAACCTGTCTAACGATAGTAAGTATTACAATGCACACTTAGACAAACTTTCACACATCAAGTGGGTCTTTGATTCTTCTCCAAACATTGATGACTTGGAGTTAGAGATCAGGGCTTACGTTGAACTCTATGGACAGCCACCTGAGTTGATAGTCATTGATAACCTAATGAACATCACCGCTGAGACGGACAACGAATGGGCAGGACTAAGAGCAATTATGATGGAGCTTCACGATATGGCACGCAAGACTGAGGCTTGTGTGATGGTACTCCACCACGTATCAGAACAGTCAGAGTATGGGTCACCTAGTAACCCACCTCATCGCAGAGCAATTCACGGAAAGGTCAGTCAGTTACCTGCACTGATACTTACATTGGGCTATGACCCATCGCAAGGAATACTTAAGGTTGCACCAGTAAAGAATCGTTTTGGAGCACACACTGCTGACGGCAGCAAGTATGCACAGCTACTGGTAAACTACGCAGCAGTACAGATATCAGACCAGAATGAATTTGGTTGGATGTTACGCAAAGATACAATCGCAGGATACCAAGGAGGATACAATGTCTGAACAGTTATCAAATAAGTACCGAGATAATCTCAAGGTAGATGGGTTGCGTGCAGAACTTGATGCCATCAAGGTAGACCTAACCAACTTCGTTGGTGCGTTACTGCAATCTGGTGTTGTCGAGTTAGTTAAAGATGAAGAAGGCAACATCATCTATAAAATCAACAAGGTTGTACTGGTAGATGAGTCAGTACAACAAGACTAAAGGTTCTCAGTTTGAGACAGATGTAATGAAGTGGTTACGCAATAAAGGTGTAACTGCAGAGCGTTTGTCTAAAGCTGGGGCAAAGGATGAGGGCGACATCGTTACTGTTATCGCGGGAGAAACCTATATCCTTGAACTCAAGAACAGGGCAACTCTTTCCTTGCCTGAGTTCTGGAGAGAAGCACAAGTTGAGGCGCTTAACTATGCAAAGGCTCGTGGTATCGGGGAAGTACCCTTGTCTTATGTAATAGTTAAGCGTCGCAACGCTTCAATAGATCAGGCTTGGGTAATCCAAGACTTAACTCAATGGCTAAAGGAGAAGCAATGAACGAAGGAACTTATACTTACAGTGAACCACCACACTATTCAAAGGTTTGTAATTGTGGTCTTACAATTATAGGTAGTTCAGAAAAAGGTTTACAGTCTTTAATTAAACGACACATAGAAAAAGGACCCATTCATTTAGAGTGGATAAAGGAGAACGAATAATGCCAGTACCAGGTGGAGAAATAACAACGTCAGAGATACTAGTACCAGTAGTAGAAGAAGTAGTTGAAACTTCAACTACAGAAGAAGACGAAGATGATTTGCCAGAACTGTCATAAGGCAGGAGAAGAGAACACTCTTACTCACTACAAGCGTTCAGCTCAGTGGCACGATAAGTGTGATGACAAGGGGTGTGTATGCCAGCACAAGACTGGTCCAGGGTACGTAAAGCGGGACGGTACAAAGGTTCCGTTGATGCAAACTCAATCCCCATAGGTCCTATTGTCCAGCACTTCGGTGGTGAAGTAAGAGAAGGTAAGAGCGCATCAGTTAGATGTTGCCTACATAGCGACAGTCGCAGGTCTGCTGTTATGAATACCTATGACAACCTGTACTTCTGCCATACCTGCGGTAAGGGTGGCAATGCAGCTAACTTAGTGTGCATACTAGAGAACTTGGAGTTTAATGATGGGCTTAAACGGGCAGTCGAAATTGCTACTGGAAGCGGCGCAGCAATACGCACAGGCAATAAGTCCAGAAGCTCTAGCCGTCCTAGAAGGACGTGGGATCTCTGAAGAGACAGCGGGACTGTTTCAGTTAGGGACTATTACTAACCCCATCAATGGTCACGAGATGTATGAAGGGTGGCTATCCATCCCATACATCACAGCATCTGGTGGTTGTGTTGGCTTTAAGTTTAGAAGATTAGATGATGCCAAGCCTAAGTATGGATCTCCTGCTGGGCAGAAGGCACACCTGTTTAATGTATGTGACATCACTGTTGACTCACCACATATCGTTGTATGTGAGGGTGAACTAGATGCCATAGTTACCAGTGGAGAACTTGGGATACCAGC